CCCATCGCTACTTCAAGGTTCTGAAGTTGGCTGGGGCTTTCGCTTTCGTGGATCAAAGCAACGAGATCGAGATGCTGCATCTCCACCAGGCTATCTTGCTGGTCGAAGAGTCAGGAGCTGCTTTCTCCACCATCTTGAAGCGTGAGAAAGCCCATGTGAAGCTGGCAAAGTACATCGCCACTTGTGGGGAAGAAGTCACTCACTCGGACTTGTTGGATGCTTTGCCCTTCTTTCCGAAGGCCGGCACCCAGCGGAGCGAGATGATCACTCTGGCTGCTCAGTGGGGCTACAAGAACAACGTCATCATCAAGAAGACATTCATCGATGGACTCGAATTCTACAAGGGTGAAACCCTAGTGGAGACCGATCTTAAAAAGATGATCTTCTCATATAGTGACAATTGGGCTTATTCCTACGAGCCCTCTGAAGAGCCTATTGCCTTTGATCAGTTGGAATTATTGACTCAGGCTGCGGGAATGCACTGGTGTAACCATCACTTCAAAAACTACCATCGAGCCGAGGAAAATGTTATTCCTGGGTTCAACATGCTGGTGCTTGACGTGGATGGTGGCGTCTCAATCAATCTTGTTCATGAGCTTCTCGTGGACATAAAGCACTTCACCTATACGACGAAGCGCCATACCCCCGATGTCAATCGTTTTAGGCTGATCATTCCGATCAATTATATCCTGGAACTGGATAAAGACGAGTACACACAACTCGTTGATGATGTTGTTGCATGGCTGCCTTTCAAGACAGCCGATGTTGATCGTAGCTCTTGCCAACGATCCAAGAAGTGGATGAGCCACGAAGGTGGAGATATTCACTACAACATGGATGGGGCTTTGCTCGACATTCTACCGTTCATCCCGAAGACCTCGAAGAACGAGGTGTTCAAGAAGGACTTCAAAGCCGTGGCTTCCCTGGACAACCTTGAGCGTTGGTTCGCTCAACGTATGGTCACCGGAAGCCGCAATAACCAGATGCTAAAGTTTGCTTTGGCTCTGGTGGATAGCGGTCTGGAATTCATGACCGTTCAGCGGCAGGTGCATGAGTTTAACAAGAAGCTCTACGAGCCTCTCGATACTTCTGAACTTGACGCCACGATCATGACGACCGTGGCCAAGCGTTTCACCAAACACGCTGCCTAAACCGGAGGATAAATGTCACAAAACACAGAAACCAACGATCAGCTTGTGTTGGTCGTTGGGTACTCTGGAACTGGCAAAAGCGCCAGTCTCCGGAACATTCGGAACCAAGAACGATGGATGAATCTGATCACGGAAGCTGGTAAGCGACCGCCGTTCAAGAATACATTCCAGCCATACCGCATCGAGGATCCTTATCAGGTCTGGGAAGCATTCGACTTTGGAACCAATAACAAGAATGTCGGTGGCATCATCGTCGATTCGGTGACGTTCCTGATGGATATGTTCGAGACTCAGCTTGTCCTGCCTTCGACTAATACGATGGCGGCATGGGGCTCCTATGCTCAGTTCTTCAAGACACTGATGCAGGACAAAGTGGTGAAGTTCGGCAAGCCTGTCGTCATCACAGCTCACGTCAAAGACGACCTCGATGAGAAGGCGATGGAAATGAAAACCACTGTCCCAATTAAAGGCTCACTGAAAAACAATGGTGTGGAAGCCTACTTCTCCACCGTGGTGGCCGCCAAGAAGATAACCGTGAAGGAATTGGAGCCTTATTCTTCGAAGTTGCTCAATATCACTGACGAGGAAAAGGATCTGGGGTACAAACACGTATTCCAAACCCGGCCGACCAAGACCACGATCGGTGAACGCATCCGATCACCTATGGGGCTGTTTGATAAGAGCCAGACCTTCATGGATAACGACTGTCAAATTCTCTTGGATCACTTGACAGCTTTCTACGGGGTTTAAGCCACCCGTATTACCTAGTGGGAACATCCCACGTCAAAACGAAAGAAGAGTAACAAATGAGCCTGTTTGGTAATTTGAAAAGTGACGGCCTCGAAGAATCGACGGATCGTCTTGGCGGTTTCCAGGCCTGGGAAACCGGAATCTACACTGGTCCCATCAAGGTGGCCTACGCTGGCCAGTCTGCGTCTGGCGCTCGCTACGTGACGCTGATCGTCGATCACGATGGCAAGGAGTATCATGAGACCATCTACATCACGAACAAGGCCGGCGAGAACTGGTTCCTGAACAAGGAAACCAAGAAGAAGGTTCCCTTGCCTGGCTTCACGATCATCGATGACACCTGCCTCGTGACCACTGGCGCTGCGCTTTCCGACCAGGAAAGCGAGGAGAAGATGGTCAAGGTCTATGACGTTGACGCCAAGAAGGAACTCCCGAAGAGCGTTCCCGTGCTTACCGGCTTGACGGGCAAGATCGTCTCGCTGGCGATTCTGAAGACGCTGGAAAACAAGAGCGTGAAGGACACCAACGGAGTCTACAACGACACGGCTGAGACCCGTTTCTCCAATAACATCGACAAGGTGTTCCACACCGAGACCAAAATGACGGTGGCCGAGGCCCGCAATGGCGCCGAGAGCGGAACCTTCTGGGGAGACTGGGACAAGAAGAACAAAGGCGTCGATCGTGACAAGCGCACCATCAAGGATGGCTCTGCGGGAGTTGCTGGCAAACCCGGCGCTGCTCGTATCCAGGCTGGGCCTCCCCAGGCTGGAAGTGGATATCCTGCTCGTAAGAGCCTCTTCAACGCCAAGTAAGCTGGAAAGCTCACATGAAGATACCTGTCGTGGGTTTCGACCCCAGTCTAACCCATTGGGGAGTCGCTGAAAGCGAACTCGACCTCACGACAGGGTATCTTGATACTCCTGTCTTGGAGGTTCTGGAGCCAAGGAAGATCACTCACAAAGCGGTTCGGCAGAACTCGATCGATCTTGACGTGGCGAAACAGCTTGCTATAGCGGTCTTGGACAAAGCGAAGAGGGCGAAAGTCATCTTCGTAGAGTGTCCAGTGGGATCTCAGTCAGCTAGGGCCATGGCTTCGTATGGGATATGCGTTGGAATCTTAGGCACACTGCTTGCTGAAGACATCCAGCTCATCGAAGTCACGGCTACAGAAGTCAAAAATGCGTTGTCGGGGATAAGCACCGCATCCAAAGCCCAGATGATCGCTGCTGCGGTCAGCCTTTACCCCACTGCTAACTTCCCCAAGTTCCGAGGGAAGCTAACTTTAGCGGCTGAACACGTCGCAGACGCCATCGGAGCAATCCATGCAGGGGTAAATACACCCTTGTTCCGGAACCTAATGAAACTCTATGCCTAGAGGCATACAAATAGGAGGTAAAATGCGAATCAGAATCGTCCAAGCCGAGATCGAGATTGCGATCAAGGAATATATTGCCCGCCAGTTCAATTCGAATGGCGAATTGTCCATGTCGATCGAACTCTCCGCCACTCGTGGCGCTGAGGGTTTCATCGCTGACATCGACATTGCTCGTGGTGTCCAGGCTCAGCCTGTTCTCGTGCCTGTCAAGGAAGTCGTTACCTATCGGACTCCGGCTGCTACTGCTACTGCTGTTCAGGCCAGTCCTACCAAGGCTTCTGAGCCCGAAGCTCCTGTGACTGCGGAGGTTCAAGGGTCTGTTGACCATTTTATGGAATCTTCGACCATCTCCGACCAGCTCAGCGGTCAACCGAGCGGCGAGAACGTGGCCACTGATGCTCAGCCGGCCGCTGTCAATGGTTCGAGTGTCGAAGCCATGGCTGTGAATGCCAACACCGCACATTCCGAGCCGGCGCCTACCACTGCGACTCGTTCGCTATTCAAGGGCATGGTGAAGCCCAAGAATAACTGATGGACAGCATCGGCATCCTACTCGTTGGGGTGCTAGTGGTGGTGGTCATGTTGGCGATCACTTCGGCCATCGTCGCCTTAGCGCCCTATGTGGCGGGGATCCTCGTAGTCTTAGGACTTTGTTGGTTCGCCTGGGCCAAACTGTAAGAGAAAAAGGGGATGATCACTCATCCCCTTTTTTCTTTTTTAGAAGAGAAGTTGGGCCAACGGATGCATCATCGGAGCTCTAAGGAGCATCCCTGGACCGACCGAATGAAGCACATTGCCTTCAAGGGCTTTACCAAAGATATTGTCTCCCAGGAATTTATCAATCCCGATCGAAGAGTTGCTCACAGGCCCCAGCGAACCCAAAAGCGTGTGGAGGGGATTATCCCGCACCATGGAAAGAGCGATTTTGGCTGACCTGAGCTTGTAGTTATAGAACCAGGCCAGACCCAGCTCTTCCATGGTTCCACGGAAACGGC